CGTGAGATTCTTTTTGGCGGCGCGCGAGGACCAGGCAAAACGGAGTGGTCAATTATTGTCATGGCGGAACGAATCGGCAACCCACATTTTCAAGGTTTGGTGTTGCGTAAGAACGCGGACGATTTGACCGATTACTGCGTGCGTTGTGAGGAATTATACCAATATGCGTCCGTTGTCGTGCGTCGTTCGCCAATGGTGTTGCGTTTCGGCAAGAACGCATTACAAGCCAAAGGCGCAATGATTCGTGGTGGTCATTTACACGACAAAACGTCGTTCATAAAATATCAGGGTCAGCAATTCTCGCGTATCGCGATTGAGGAGTTGACGCAGATTCCAAGCGAATTATTATACAAACAAATCATGTCGTCGTGCCGTTCCAAATACAAGGAATTGAAACCGCAAATGATATTGACCGCAAACCCCGGTGGTGTGGGTATGGGTTGGGTCAAAAAACGATTTGTTGAACCGATTGACGTGAACCAAGACGAATACGAACGCACGGTATTGGACAACGGCGACGTGTTGTTGGAATCCGACCGCGTCCAATGGTGGCAACGTCAATACCCGTGGGAAACGGACGACGGCAAAAAACGTCTAACCGTGTGGAACGAAATATACGACAAAGTGGAACAAACGTGGCGTTGTTTCGTGCCGGCAACGATTGACGACAACCCGATATTGACCGAAAACGACCCGGAATACATGAAAATGTTAGAGGGTTTGAAAACCACCGACGAAGCATTATACAACGCATGGCGACATGGCGATTGGTCAGTATTCGCCGGTCAAGTATTTACCGAGTTTGACCGTTCCAAACACGTAATCAACAATTTTGCGGACATTGGCACGACCACGCAACAATTCAACGACGCCGTGAAAATAATAAGCATGGACTGGGGTTATTCCGACGACACGGCGATATATTTTACCGCGTTGATTGACGGGCGACCAATCACGTATAAGGAAATGGTCGGGAATCAAAAATTGGCGTCCGAGTGGGGTTCGGAAATACGCGAGTATTTGGAAACGTCCGAACAACGGATTGACTATTTCGTTTACCCGTCCGATATGGAAGACAGGAAAAACGGCAAATCGTCGCCGATTGACGATATTATTGCGGAATTGAACAAATTGCCACCGGACAAACAACCAATCATGAAGAAAATATCACGCGAGGCGGGTTCACGTGCGATTCGTCAACATGCCACGCACAAATACTTGCGAGCCGACCCATGCGCAAAGATATTCAAATCATGTCGCCATTTGATTCAAGTATTGCCGGCGTTGGTGTATGACGAAACACGCAAAGAAGAAATTGACGTGGAAACAGACCACGATTTGACAAACCCGTATGACGGTTGGTCGTATGGGTTGCGTTGGCTGTCCGAGCGAAAAGCCGGCGAACTTGTCCACAAATCCGAATTGGTCGGGAAACCACAAACCGGCTATATGTCGGGTGATACAATGGGCGATATTGGACTTGACCCGTCCGAAATGGTGCGCAAAGCCAACCGAAACACGGGCGGTGATTGGCGAACCCATTGACAACCACAAGCGAAATGATATAATGGAATCACAATGGTCATTAACCCACCAATGAGCGTTGCGCACATTATAGGTAAACACACCTCCCAATAAACTCTACGGCACACGCGACATTGTGCGCCGAACTTACAAAATAAAAATTATTTGGTCATAAACATACAAATTCTCAACAACCCCGCCCGTTCCTCGCAGTTTCGGGCGGGACTTTTTATTGCGGTTGTGGTATAATTGTGGCATGAAACAAAATAAGCCAATTACAATCTTGTTATATGAAGACGACCTGCCAAAATTGTGCGAAATACGTTGTATTAACTGTTCGCGCATGCTTTGTAAGGTCAATGCGCACGTCAAATCCATATCGTTTGGCGACGGGTATGACCCGGAAACCCAACGCGAAATGGTTTCTGGCATGAACGTGGTTGAACAAAAATGTCGTGGTTGCGATTGTATTTATAAGTTTTTGTTCCAAAAATAATGGTATAATAGAACATAACCGGTATCGGCGCACATTATCAGCCATTATTCACGGAAGGGGGTGTTATGTGTGAGCAAGAAACGCAATCGCAAACGGAAACCACACGTTGATTACAACCGCAAGGATTTCCACCATTTGTTATTTCAAGGTAGGCATTGGAAACAAGGGTATGCGAAATTGTTAAGGCAACACCCATATATGGGGAAATACATACCACAAGCAACATTACACCGCGAAATACACGCCAAAATACACGACGTTCCAACCCCGAACGGTGCGGAGTGCCGTATGGCATACAATGAAATTGTCCGATTGGAAAAAATCGGCGCGATTGACATTGTCAACGATTCCGTGGAAAAACGCTTGGATTTGTTGATTTCATTATGGGACGGAAAATGCCCGGCAACAGTATCAGTGTTGAAATGGCAACGCGACGTAGTCGCAAAGTTTTATGCGGGTGGTCAATGACCGCCCGTTTTCTTATTCCCACCCCCGTTGCGATAAGAATTAGACACAACATTGCGTTTGTGCTATAATTGTAATCAAAGGAAAAAACATTATGAACGATTACGACGACAATGAAAATCAAAATCGCGAAACCGGGTTGCGGGAAGAATTGCCCGTATTGTCCATTGACGTTCCCGACCGCGACCTTATCAACAATTTTAAGCGTTGGGAAAAGGAATCACAAGCGTTTTGGGACGACAAAACCGGCTATAATTTGACCGAACGCCGCAAACGCAACAACCAATACTACCTCGGACGCCAAATTGACAAATCAAAATTGTATAATTTCCAAGTTCCATTTATTGACAACGAGTTGTTCGTCGCAACCGAAACCATTACCGCATACACCACGTCGCAAGACCCGTCTGCCGAGGTATTACCGGCAAATGATACGACGGAATCAAAGACAATGGCGGAAGAATTGGAGTGGGCATTGAACGTCCACAGCCAAAAACACGAATTGGCAACAAAAATTGAACACGTTGAACGCGCCATGTTCATGAAATACGTTGGCGTGTTGAAATTGTATTGGGACGAAGAAATGCAGGACGTCGTGCCACGTGCCATTGACCCGGAAAAGATTGTATTTGACAAATCATGTAAACAAGGCGACAACCCATTGTTTATTTGCGAATTATGTTCAGCGACATTACAACAAATCATAAACATGTTCCCGGAAAAAGAAAACGAAATCATGGAAAAGGTTGACCGCGTCCGCAAAACGCCGAAACTCATGAATAGTATTTATGCGTATAAAGAGGTTTGGTTCACCCAAATTGACGACGACGGCGAAACCGAGTGCGTCGCATGGTATATGGACGAACTTATGTTGGGCAAATCCAAAAACCCGAATTATTTGTATGACGAAGACGGCGTCCAAGTGACGAATTATTTGCCACGTGCGCAAAAACCATACGTTTTGTTCAATTATATGAACGACGGCTCGCACGTGATTGACCAAACGTCGCCATTTGAACAAGCCATACCATTACAAGATATTTTGAACAAACGCGGTCGCCAAATCGTTGAAAATGCCGACACCGCAAACGCAATTTTGGTGTTGAAATCCAATGCGATTACGTCGGACGAAGCGGAAAACATTACGCGCGACCCGAACCAAGTTCTGTTATTACAAACCGAAGAAGGACAGCCAATCACAAGTTCGTTTGGTAGTATTGAACCACATTTATTGCCGAATTATGTATTGAACGACAAACAAGACGTCAAAAACGCAATCCACGAAATCATGGGAACACCGGCACAATTCCGTGGGTCAACCGATTCCACGCAATCCACATTGGGTGAAACGCAAATAGTGACGTCGCAAGCGTCCGGTCGCCAAGACGCAATTATTCGCGCATTGGAACGTGGGCTTGACCGTTATTACAAATTACTTGTCCAAATGTTCAAAGTTTGGTATAACGAACCGCACAATTTCGCATGTCGCGATAATGACGGCAAGTTCATTTCCGTTGAATTGTCCCGCGAACGAATCCCGGACGTGGCATACGTTTCCGTTGAACATGGCACGACCATGAAACAAGACAAATACCGTCAAGAAAATATCGCAATGATGTTGGCACGTCTTGGTTTGATTGACCCATACAACCTATTCAAAGACCTCGGCATGAAGAACGCCGACCAACGATATGAAACATTGGTCAAATTCAAAATGTCGCCGGAATCATTATCGGAAGACGTCAAACAAGAAAACCAAAACCGCATGGCATATATTGACTTTGCTTGTATTATGAACGGCGAGGACGTAAAAGGTCATGACGACGTGGACGCCGAACATATATTGGCACACCGCGCGCAAATCACGACCGACAAATTCCTATACGCACCACGCCAACGCCAAGAAAAAATGTTGGCACATATTCAAGAGGAAGTCCAATTATTGTCCACACGTGTCAAATTACAAGAAGCGTCAATGGCGGGATTATTGGTTGACCCGAATATGCCAGTTACGCCAGACGTTCCAGAGGTTCCGCAACAACCACAAATGCCGGTCGGTATGCCGCCAATGGGCGGACAACCACCAATGCCAACGGGTGAACAACTCATGGCGCAAGGCGGTATGCCAGCACCTCAACAAATGGGTGGCGATATGGCAATGGGTATTCAAAATGCCGTTCCACCGGTTGAACAAATGGCGCAACCGGGCGGCGAATTGGGCTCATTATTAAGCGCGCAATAGACATTTCGCTAATGGTCTGATATAATTAAACCATTAACAACTTAAAGGAAAGGCAATCAGCCATGAACGACTTGACAGAAATTGCGTTGAACGCGTTGGAACGTGAAGAAGCCAAAGACGCGAACAACGAAAATGACACCACCAATGACGGCGCGGACGAAAAAGATACGTCCAACAATGCCGACGGTGGCGACAATGACGCCGACGACGAGGGCGACACCGAATCCGAACAAAACACCGACGACAACGACGGTGGCGATTCGGACGACGAAAAAACCGACGACGCCGACGAAAAGTCTGACGACGACGATTCCGAAGACAATGACGAATCCGAATCGGACGACAAAAAAGAAACCAAGAAAAACCCCGACGAAATGACAGACGAGGAGTTTGAGGAACTTGCGAAAAAACGCGGTTATTCCAAAAACAAATCCGACGACAACGCGGACGACGAAAAGAAAAAGGCGGAAGAAGAAGCGAAACGCCGCATGGACGCAATCAACGCGATTCCGAAACCAAAAGAATTGGACGCGGACACATGGGGCGCAAT